ATATTATAACGGTGATAGATCATCAAGATCTATCACCTATTTATTTATATTCCATAGTGATATTTAGATAAAGGAGAAACATATTATGGAAAACTTTTTAGCAAAAGAAATTGGTGCATTAATCGGTCAACACATGGTAGGTAGTAAAGGTGAAACTAAAACTACTTTAAGTACTACGAAAGACACTTCTAGTATACTTGAAGATTCTGTTAAGCATAATGATCTACCTCCAGTTGAAGAAATCGGTGCACAATATGTAGAAATCATTGATGCAGTTGATGCGATCCAACAACCATTAGAGAATAAAGATGCTAGTATTGCAGTAAACTTCAGTCAAATGATCAACCAACCTGCAATTCAGGAGGAAGTAGCTAAAGTAGTTACGTCGGTTCCAGAGCAAGGTGAGCCTAAGATTAAAGTGGTATTCCCACAAAATGAACACATCTTAGGTAACTACGTTGATTACGATTCCTTTAACAAAATTAAGGAATCTAATGCAGATATTATCATCCGTTCCGTTCGTGTATTGAACTTCAAAATGAGTGATCCAAATGCGGTAGCAGCATTCAATAACTTCATTATGAAATTCAATTCTGAATGTGATCCAAATAAACGATTACGTTATGAATTGATCCGTCATCAAGGACGTGAGAAAGATATCGTAGTACGTTTATCTACGGTGGTAAATGATGTTAAGTACTATGCTGACATCTATGCTGATTTAAATAAGATTGATCTAGATCATCATTTGATCAGCAGTGCTAAGAAGAGATAAGATATTTCCCCTAGGAGTTCATTCTCCTAGGGGTTTTATTTTTTTAGGATAAACTGGACAACCTAATATAGAAAGAGGTGTATAGTTTGGCTAACTTTGAGAATTATAATAAAGTAGTCGAAGTGATATTCGAACTGAATTATAAGTTGACATTAAAAATGGAGGTAACGTTTAATGGTATACTTAAGAGACTAGGTAATGATGTTAGAGAAAACTTTCATACTGAATATATAGTAAACTCTGGTAGTCTAACTACCAATGTTAAGTATCGATATAGAATGAAGTTATCACCTAAAGGTGAACAGACTTGTGTATATATCGATTGGGATAATTATGATGATCTCTTCAATGTATTAGAAGAATCGATAAAAATCTGTGATCCTGAGAATCCAAGAACTCCTTTCAAGAGAACTTATTCTGATAAAGGAGATCTATTGGATATTAGATGTAATAGTCTTCAAGTTAAGTACCAGCATCTTAATGATAGATTTGGTAATACAATAGATCTGATTCCATTTGTATTGGTTGATGAGCAATCTGGGTTACTAACTGAAGCAATAAGATTTAGATTCAATAATGAACTAGTGTATGATGTACCAATATCTCGTCTTAAAGGGTTTAGAAGATTCCTTATGACTTATAATCCTTTAATACATGCTGGTGCAATGGCTAGATATATGGCTATGACTCCACTACTCGGAAGCAATAGACAGAATATGATGAGGTCTTAATATGGATATTAAAAGAGCTAGAGAATTAATAAGACAATCTAATATTAGTTATACAATATATAGAATCAATCCAGATGGATCGATTAAGACAGATTATCAAATAACTAATAAAGATTATGAAGATATGCTTCTTAATAGTTTATTTGTATTAAAACCTTATAGAGGAAGATAAAGAATAGAGAAGGAGTTTGAAACTCCTTCTCCTATTTATTTTTTATACTGTATACATAATTGGTTGATTAGTATTTGCAGGGTTGACATAGTTATCTCTCATGAACTCTACAATCTCAGTTCTACGTTGTGCTTGAGATTCTAAAGAAGATAACTTCAAGTCAATATTTGCATATACTGTCTCAATACCATCATAGTGTTTAAGATACTCATATAAGAATGTAGCGACATCTGCTTGAGCTAATTGTTCAAATGTCTCCATCTTAGTTGGTTCAATAGTCATTAAGTTTTCTGGATGCTTAACGAATACCCCTATAGTTACATTAGCCAATAGGTTATCAGTATTGCCACCTAATGCCATTTCAAGTTTAACCATGTTAGGTGGAATGAAATCTAAGTAGATACCACTATTAAACAAAGAGCTAGTATCAGCATAGCATTGAGCTAGCATAATGCTATCCATATCCATAGATCTAGCTAGTACGTTATAGATACCATAACCGGAGTATTGTTGTAGACCAGCACGTTCATTATCTACATCACTCCAAAGGATATCTTTAACACCTAAGATTTCATAGTTATCTGGTACTTCTCTATCTAAGAGATAGTAACCATCTTTCTTATCTTCAGGCTTTAATTGGACTTTAATCATATGAGGGAAGAAACGACTAAATGTAGTCAATGTGTCAGGTTTAATAACCTTATCTACCCAGTGCTCTTTTTGGAGAGCCTCAGGTAAGTTCAAAGGAGCTGTACCTAGACGTCTCTCTATTTTATTTACAACTTCTGTCATTCTATTAAACATAAGTTAGGACTCCTTATTTAAAAAGTACATTTTATTGATATATTATTATGTTGAGGAGGAAAGATATGAACAGATTTGACATAATTGAATTAGCTCAACAAACTATAACTTTTGTACATAGTGCATTTAATGGTAAGGTGAATGCCTTAGATCCATATACAAGATTGAACTTCGTAGCTGGTTATTTAGATAAGAAAACCAATATCGCTAGGACTACACCATATGGGTGTATTTATGTGAGTTTAGAAGCGTTTGCTGATACAGTACAAGCTTATAGATTTATAGATACTGATCAAATTAGAAATCTAGCATTAGAGATTATCATTCATGAGTTGACTCATGTAGATCAACTTATTGATTATCGGTATATCAAATTCAATAATGGGTATAGAGAAGAGATTGAAAGACAATGTGTAAAGCAATCTTGTCAATGGATTCTAGATAATATCCAATTCATTAGATCTCTTGGTCTAGTAGTAATCCCAGAAGTATATGAAGAACGATTAGTGGGATTGTCTGATGTAACTTATGCATTTAAGAATCCAGCAGTTATTGCTATGAGTAAATTAGAGCATATGATTGGTAAGAAGTTCAAAGAGTTTAATAGTAATGATATTGAAATACATTATGTAGACAGACTCAAGAACTACTATAAGATTCCAGTATGTGTAAATCGTATGTATCAGAATAGTCAAAACCTAAACGACTTAGGAGAACGTCTATTGAATGATAAACAGTATACGATTGAGTATATGGAATATGGTAATTCCAAATTAGTAATAAAAATCACCCAAGGAGTCTAAGCTCCTTGGGTTGTTTTATTTTTTTCTTAGTATTGCTTTTTAGCCCATTCCATGATTTCATCTTTGATGTATTTTTCAGGAGACATAATCAAAGATGCACCAGTGTCATCAAATAGACGAACGTTACCGTTTTCTAATACAGTCATACCACGTTTATGGAATTCCATAACATCAGAGATCAAGTCTACATTTGCAGACTCAGATTGAATATAGCTAATTACTGCAGGGTTATTGATTGGGATAATACGACCTTCATAACCTTCTTGAACTACAACTTCATTGTTGTCTTCAATACTAGCAGATTCTTTAATTAGACCTGTAGTGTATGCACGTTTATGGGAAGGATAGATTACACGGTCCCAAGTGATAACTTTTAAATTTTTTACATAGTTCTTACCGCCAACGTTTTCTAATGCACCTAATGCACGAAGACTGAAGCTTGGTTTTTCACCATCTAAGAGATCTTCATTGAAGTCACGACCAGCTTGGTTATTTGTACCAGTATAACGACCAAGAACTAGATTGCCTTCAACTTTAATATCAAGATATTTAACTACTACCATACTAGGATCGATTGTAGATTGGCGTTCAACTTTGTCACTCATAGGGTGACCTTGTTCACCTTTCATATTACCAGTACGGATAAGTTCTTGTGTACGCTCACATGCAATTTGAGCTTTAAGATCAGATGTTGCATAACAACGGCGGTTACGATTAATTACATCACCATCCTGAAGGATACCTTCAGCAACAGGCTTGTTGTTGATACTTTCAACGAGTCTAGATTCACCAACCGTCATTGGAGCTTCATGTATAATAAATGGAATATTCATTTGTCCCTCCAAGATTAAATAATTTAGTATTACATTTATGTTAATTGACCCCAGTTTTAGCTGAATACAATGTTTATTATCTGAACTTATTAATAATAAACAATAAGTCTTGGTAAAAGGAGAAATGCGTAAAAATGATTACGAATATTAGAAAACGGCAACTCGAACTAAATAAGATACGAGAGACCTCGGATAAATATGCCGGGCTCTATAATATCGTATCAGAGAACCATAATATGGTACAAGCTGAAACGGTATTTAAACACATATTAGAGCTAGATTCTAATATCGACACTGCGATCATGAAATCCGTAGACTTATTATTGGAATTATATAATGATAATGATCCAGTAGTAGTCAACCAACATCGCCAGAAGGTATTAGAGTCAATAAGTAAAGTACGTGATGCATCACAATTCAAGAACTTCATTCAACGTAAGATGGCACTTCATAAGAACAGAGTTAAGAATGCTATCAGTAAGACAGTTGATAAAGTTCAAGATAATCTTAAGAAAACTGGTGCCACCGCAGCATCCAATATCCCTGGTAGTGGTAACTCCAACCAAGGACAACAAGCTCAACAAGAAACGTTAAATATGATTTATCAAGCAGCTTGTGAAAACGTAACCTATGATCGTATCATTAGAAACTATGATAAGATCAGTAAACGTTTTGACTTTGATAAAATCGTAATTGAAAATGTAATCAAGAAAGAAGATGCAATCAAAGAAGCTGTTACTATATGTAAGCTTATTGATACTTACGATATGGCAGATATTAATAAATTCAAGATTGCTACGGAAAACTATCTCTTTGTACTAACTAAGAATGCATGTCCACATGATACAGTCCCTGTAGTGGAATCTATTGCAGACTACTTCTTAACTAACTCTTCTGAAAAGATGAAATTTGTCAATGCACTTGAAAGTACATTGACTGATATGTCTAACTATAATCCATTTAACGCTTCTGATATCTCTAAGATTGTAACTAAGATTGATCGTACAGATGAAGACCCAGAAGAAGTTATTGATTTAGTTGGTGGTAAAGTAGATGCTTTCTTATCCAAATTCAAATTCGCTCCAACTTTATCTGAATTTGAAAGAACGCTAAGTGAAATGCTTATTGCTCTTGGTGGTAAAAACTATATCAATCATGTTGGTGATGTTATTGATACTCTAAATCTTATCAATAAAGATACTACAGTATTCTTTAAGAAGTTAGTAGACTTCAATAGTACTTTCCTTTCTACTTATACTGGTAAAGATAAACCACTCTTGATTAAGAGTCTATTGAATACTTACAATAAGTACTCCAATAAGATTGATAAAGAAGTAATTAATCAAATGAACTCCTTGGTTGGTTCTATTAAAGAATCTTTTGAAATTGAAATTGAGACTCTCCCAGCTAAGCTAGATATGCTTATTGAAAGCTTAGAGTCTATTAATAGTAAAGACGCTATCTCTCTTATTAGAGAATCTATCTCTCGTTACTCTTTGGAAGATATTGATGATATCACCAAGGTAGCCACAATGGATGATTCTTTACTCAATAAAGGTCAATATAAAAACATCCTTAGAGGCGAACTACATAATGCTCGCCGTAATAAGTATAAGACTATGGATGACTATATGCGTATTGATTGTATCAAAGATAACTTAGGTAAACTTAACGCTGCATCTGACGATTCCGATGCGGAACTTTCTTTGGATGAAGCTATCATTGATACTAAGATTAAAGAAGCATGTCTTAATAATATCCATGACTTTGCTAAGTTCCCAATGACTTTGAAAGAAATGAATATTGCTAATACTATTGCTATGGCATCTGAAAAGGTTAAATCTAAGATGGGTGAATTGTCTGCTGACTTATCTAATGCTAGTCGACAATTCGATGCTCAAATGGATCAACTCAAAGGACTAATCAATACTAAAGACTTAGAGTCTGAAAATAGAGAGGCTGTTATTGCTGGTACTATATTACCTAAAGCTAGTCGTATTGTTAAATTGGCTATCACTTCTGGTGTAGCATACTTTATTAATCCAGCTATTTCTGTAGTTGTAATCTTAGGCTATCTTGGTATGTCTATGGATGCTCAGTCTAAAGAGCGTCGTAAAGTATTAGATGAAATTGATTTAGAATTAGAAATGACTAACCGTTATCTAAAGAAAGCTGAAGATGATGGTAGCTTAGAAAAGCAAAGAGAACTTCTTAAGATTAAGAAGAAACTTGAAAGTCAAAAAGCTAGACTCATGTATAATATGGCATTTAAACATGGTGAAGCCTTACCTAACAAAAATAAGGACGATGATTAATAAGGAGATATATAATGAGTCTTAATGATTTCTTAGCAGAATTGAAAGAGCAAGCCATTTATATGGAAGCTGATGATGATAAAAAGAAAAAGAAAGATGATAAGAAAGAAGATACTCCACCTCCTGCAGGGGATGGTGGAGATCCTCTTCAATCTGATACAGATGATAATGCCGATGATGCTCCTGAAGATCTAGGTGCAGGTGATCCTGATGCGGATGGAGATGGCACTGATGATGAACCTGATGATCTAAGTGGTGGTGATGACCCTGCAGATGATGAACCAGGTGATGATGACGATGAAGCTCCTGAAGAACCTGATATGGATGCCGACGATGAAGGTGATGATACAGGCGAAGGTGATCCTTTAGATGATGGTGGAGATGATGAGCCAGATGATTTAGGTGGAGATGATTCTCCTGAAGAACCTGATATGGATTCTGAAGATGACTTAGATGCTGGTGATGATACAGATGAACCTGATGACTTAGGTGATGGCGATACAGATGAACCAGATGATTTAGGTGGTGATGATTCTCCAGATGCCGGTGGTGACGATGGTGATATGGAACCTGACGACTTAGGTGATGATGGTGGTGACTCCGAAGGTGGAGATGATACCCCTGATGCAGGTGACGGTGGAGATATGGGATCTGGTGATGGTGGCTCCGGTAATCCAGATGACATCAAAGGACTAGAGAATGAAATCTTCGCTGACTTATCTGATGAACAGAAAGCTATCCGTACTAAAGAGCTAAAAGATAGATTCGTTGAATTATATAATCTTACTTTAGCTTTCAAAGAGAAAGTAGATTATGTAAAGAAGACATCTGATAATATACAAGTTATCACTAGAGTATCTAAGACCCTAGACAAGTTGTCTGATATGATCTCTCATTATATTAATAAGACATTCAATACTAAGTCTTATATTGAGAACAAGTCTGACTTCTATTATTGCTTATGGGTTTTAGATAGAATCAATGAACTAATGGGAACTTTGACACCTAAAGAGCCTATTAAAAAGTAAACTGTATACTCTTGTGCAGTATAACAATATAGTAAATATTTTGGTGTCCCTATAGATACCTAATATAATCAAAATACAAAATTTACGATCTCGAAAGGAGAAAGATTATGCCAGTTGTAGGTGAATCTAAACAAGACAACGTGGTATTTGGCCGTGGCTATAACACTTCCAGTACTCGTCAATATGCGTCTGCTATTCGTGAAATGGCAGAAAACATCCGTCAAGAGACAGGCTCTGAATTCTATACAGAAATGAGCCGTGTAATGATGTCTCCTGAATCCAATAATACTTTGAAAGACTTCTTCATGGAAGGCTCTGCTGATATTGAAGAATTCCAAGCCCTTGGTAACCCTGAAGGTTACAATGATCATATGGCTATGATGGAAGCTCAATATGAAAATGACCGTTCCAAATTATTGGAAAGTGCAACTCTTGGTGCATACAACCCAGTTATGGGTTTAGTATTCCCATTGCACAAAAACCTTTTGATGAACAACGTATTCGACAAAGGTGCTATCAACAAAGCAGTTGCTAAAACACCTAAATTCACATTGACCATGAAAATCCGTAAAATGGTTACTCCAGATGGTCGTGAAATCGATATGTTCACTCAACAAAGTGAAATGTTTGGTGCTATTCTTGCGACAGCTCCAACTCATAACTTGATTGTAACTCTTCCATTGGCTCCAACTGATACTACTGCTCAAGACAAAATCCGTAAAGCAGTATTCGGTGCTCAAGGTCTAGTACAAAATATCGATAACTTCTCTATTGAATCCGCAGTAACTCATATCGTTACAACTGCAGTACCTAAAGCTGGTTACATGAAACCAAACGCTACTAATGATGCTGTTGAACCTGTAACTGCTGCTGAAATTACTGCTGGTACACCAATCAAAGTTGCAGTACCTATTCAAGAATGTCGCTTCGAACCAGGCTATGGTGAAATCGATCGTCAAATGATGACATCTTTCTCTGCTACTGTTGAAGCTACTGCTGGTACTCCTAAAACTATCGCTGGTCATTTGGCTGGTTTCTTCAAAAACAACCAATTCATGTTATACTGCTCCGATCCTGCAGTAACTGAAGTTGTATTGTCTGTACGTCGCGAAACTACATCCGCTATGCACAACACTGTAAGCGTTAAATGGGATTCCCAAACTAACATCGTTGAAATTCCTGATGCTTACCCAATCAATACTACAATCAGCCCTGAAGAAGTAAAAGATATTCAAGCTCTTTACAATGAAGATCAATTGACTAATATCCTTTCCTTGTTCAAAACAGCTCTTGGTAACTTCAAAGATGACAAAATCCATGCTGAATTGGATGAATCCTTCTTACGTATGCCAGAAGCTAACAAATTAGCTGAAGTATTTGACTTCGCTCCACCTGAAGGTTATGCATTGGATCAAGTAGAATACCGTCACAAAACATTCATGGATGCTTTGGACAACTACGCACAATATATGATCCAAGTATTGAATGACCCTAACATCACTATCTCTGTAATTGGTAACCCTGCGATTATCCGCAAAATCACACCAACTACTTATACTTACCAAGCTCCAAGTTCCATTGGTCCTGTAGAATTAGACTTCACTCGTACAGTTGTAACTTCCGACAAACGTGTTTACAACTTCGTAAGCTCTGATAAACTACGCAACAACCAAAACTTGATCATCTTGTTAAACCCTCGTAATTCTGATCGCATTATCTATTGCATCTATGATTACCAATTGTACTTATCCAATGAAATCCGTAATGCTCAAAACCCTGCATTGCCTGCAGTACATGCGTTCGAACGTTTCAAATTGGTAGGTTACCAACCAGTACAAGGTCGTGTAAAAATCATCAACCCAACAGGTCTCCGTACTCGTTATGAAAACCTTGACCCAATTGGCCGTAACTTGATGAATGATTACACTACATTCATTCCTGATACTATGACAGCTACTGGTACAGCTGGTGGTTACCCTAACGCATCTGCTTACACTAAAGTAAATGATGCTAAGAAAGACATCACTGCTCCAGAAAAAACTGAATATGTAAAACCATAATTTAACTAATTAGGATTTAAGCCTAGGGCCTTAATAGGCTCTAGGCTATTTCCTTTACTTTCAAGAAGGGAGTTCTAGTATGAACAATTATGATTTCGGCGATTGCTTAGAGATTATTGAGCAACTTCGTACAAATCAAGACCCAGATCTTCTAAGACGGTTGAATCATGAGCTTAACTCTTTCTTTACTGGGAGTACTTGTAATACTGTATTGCTTTCTAAGAATACTGATACTCCATTCTTCGGTATTTGTGTAATGCCAGTAATTAAAGATAATGATATCTATGATATTCTTTTGAATGATGCATTTGAATACAATAGTGATGATTCTAAAGCTAAAGTAAGTAAATACTATTTAGAGATTGACTTCAAACTATTCAATCCAGTTGTAAATCTAACTAATAGAGAGATCTTAGCATTGATTCTACATGATATCGGTGCATTAGTTAATACATCTTCTCCTATCGATATTGCTAAAGCAGAGATCGATATGTACTTAGATAAAACTAATAGTGTTATTCGTAGAGCTAATACTGTAAACTATGCTGCATTGCTAGCATTTGGTTTTAAAGATCTACTCTGGAAGATCACTTCTGTTATGTATAAAGATCATGACCTATTGATTGCTGATGATTTCTTAATCGGCTGTGGATTTGGCATGGATCTTGAATTTGCAATCAAAAAATTAAAAGACTCTGGATATATCAACTATCTAGTAAGTGGTCCTAGAGATACATCTACAATCATTGCATGGTGCTTGTCTGTATACAATGATGTATTATCTAACCGCATCATTACAATCAAAGGCTTACGTAAAGCTATCTCTTACACTGCTATTCGTCTAGTTAAACGTGAGATCGAACGTGTTATTACAGCACTATCCCGAATCGATGACAATTCTCTATTAGAAGCTGGTCCAGTCGATTGGGCTCGTAAACAATATAGGGACACAACGAATTCTTTCAAATATAGTGCTATCAAAGATTATGAGAATGATCTTTATGAATACCAAATCCGTCTACGTAATATTGATGAAGAGAATGATGCATTGTTGTTGCTACATTCCATCAATACTCGTTTATCTATTATCGATGGTGTTTTATCTGAAGAAGATTTAGATGAAAAACTAAGAGCTAAGTATTCTATTCTCCAAGCTAAATATACTAAGCTAAGAGAAGAGTTAGCTAAGCGTGAAACTCTAAGAAGAGACTATAATCGTATCTATATCAACTATCCTGATATGGAACTACGTCGTAGATAAGAAAAAAAATAAATACCCCTAGGAGATTGATTCTCCTAGGGGATTTTTCTTTTAGAATAATTCAAAGATCATTGAATGACCAACTTCTAATGTCTCTACTCCAGATGGATCTACTGAACCATTACAGAAGATATCTAATACTTCTTCAGAAGATAATTCTTCATTAATACCGTTTACTGATACTTTGATATTGAAGATATCAAAGTCAGTTTCACTAATGTTACCTTCTACATTAGCATTTAAAACCATATAATCTCCTTTACCTTCTCCATAACATTTGACGTTATAAGAAGAATAATCTGTTTTGGTAACCTTCATGTTACCTTCCATCTTTGGAGCAATAAGTTTTAATGTTTCTACTAAATTCATGATATGACTCCCTTCTGACTTTAGGCTTAAACAATATAAACTATATCATATCACATTAATAATATATGATTCTAGATATACCCTATTACAAGGATATATTATAATCTTGATTGTAGGATATTACAGCATACCCTACAATAGATTAATTATTATCTTATTTTATAGGAGGTAACAGAAATGGCTCTTGGACAAGGCTTATTCAACCGTAATGGTGGTTCTAATCAAAAGAAATCCATCAATGTATATTCTAACTATAGAATGACAAACTCCAAAGATGTTAGCAACTATGGTGGCTCTTCTATTGGATTCGTATTCTGGCAAGGTACTTTGAAAATTGGTATTGCTCCATTGAAAATGGTATCTGGTCAAGACTATCCTATGCCGGATCGTGATCGTGAAGTAAGTGCATACTTGAAACACACTAAAGCACGTATCTTGGCTAAAGAAATTCGTCGTTTCTTAAATGGTGAATTAACTTCCGTTGGTATCACTACTGGTGCCAATACTTTCATTACAGTATCCGATGGCTCTGACTTTAACTTAGAGCAACCAGTTATCTGTATCCGTAAATTGAATAAAGATCTCTCTGCATTGGAAGAAGAAATCTTATTTATCTGCCGTAATGACTTACACTTCTCCGTTCATAACTTTGATAAAGCTACATTCGACGGAGATAAAGACTTCGATACATATAAAAACATGGATCTTGAAGACTTCGTTCTTGTATTAGAAGAATATGCAAGATCTATGACAAATGCTACAGCATACTCTGTACATGAGACAGCACAGTATGTAAATAGCAATATGAATGCATCCATCGAAGCAATCGCTGAGAAATTGGGGGTAAACTCTAATGCTGGTACTAGCTCTAGCTTTGGCTCTGGATCTTCTAATTCTAATTCTGAGTTTAAGCGTGCATCTTTAGATGACATGTAATATTATAGGAGATAGGGATTCTTTCTCTATCTCCTAATTTTTTTGTAAGGATACTCATATGGAAGGTAAAACGATAGCACCTGTATTTGAATATGGAAGCTTGTTCAACACTGACTTATCAATATATGATGTACTTAAATATGGCTTTAGAGGTTCTAAATACTTTATAGATGGAATATTAGATCTATCTCAACTAGATATGATCTATATCTTCCAAGAACGTTTAGAGTCAAATCCTTTAACTGCCTTATTAAAGAAAGAATATAAAGACTCTGCTGATGACTTACTAGAAGAGATAATCAATACATATGGAGATATGATATATCTAAACGCATATGAGACTGATCTATTCAAACTCTTCTATAATATTATAGCCATCGAGGGCAAGAGCTTCAATATATCAATAGCTGTAGATAATATTCATCAAGAGACTACTTTACGTACTATGTCTCTTCCTATGCAGAATAATCTTAGGATATATCATAGACGTGAGATTCCATTAGACTCTTATGATGCTGTCTATATCGAAGACCTAAATAAACTACATCAGTATTCACCTAAAGTTAAAGGTAAGCACATCTTTACTTTACGTAATGCTATCAATACAGATTATGACTACACTATGAGTAGATATATAGTCCAAGCTAAATACTTTGACTTATTTCCAGATAACCTATTCTATGTAGTCGAACCTTATGATGAATTAGGTAAAATTGAGAGGTAATTGTAATGAAAATCTATTCTAATATTGTAGAGCAAGAAACTTTACATAATCAAACCATGGCAGTATTGGAAATTATTGCCAATTCACTAGTAACTTCTTTTGGACCTTATGGGTCTGCTACTCAAATCAAGAAAGATGATATTCTTCCTAAGTTTACTAAAGATGGTCATACTATCTTGAAGAATATCTACTTCAATGGTACTTTAGAAATGAGTATCCGTGAAGTATTAGAAGACTTAACTTCCCATGTAGTTAAGAATGTTGGTGATGGTACTACATCTGCTATCTTATTATCCCAACTTATCTATAAACGTTTAGCTACTAAATGTGAACCAAACTTAGATAACTCTAAAATCTATGACTGGCATTTACCTCCAGCTGAATTAGAACGTGAGCTTAATGACTTAGTTAAACGAGTAACTGAAGAGATCTTATCTGAAACTCGAGAAATTAAGACATATGAAGATATCCATAAGATTGCTCTAATCTCTACAAACAATAATGAAGAGATGGCTGAATTGATCTCTGGTATCTATATGGAAAATGGTACTGACGTATACATTGACGTTAAACGTTCTATGGATAACCAAGACTATATTAAGATCTTTGATGGTATGACTATTGACTCTGGTTATGCTGATAAAGTATTTGTTACTAATGAAGCAGAATCTACCGCAGAAATCAATGCTCCTAAGATCTATTTCTTTGAGTCTCCTATTGATACTCCAGAAATGATTAACTTCTTCTCTTCTATCATCTACCATAATATCATGGAACCTTTAAAAGATCGTCGTGAATTAACTCCAACAGTTATCATGTGTCCTAAAGTATCCAGTGATATTGCGGCTATTATGGATCCATTAGTTAAGACAATGATGAATGCTAAAGCTAATAACTTCCACATTCCATTCTGTCTAGTAAGTGATATCCGTAAACCAGAAGTACTTATGGATTTAGCTAATCTATGTGAAGCACGTACTATCCGTAAATATATCAACTTAGAACAACAAGAAAAAGACCAAGAGAATGGTGATGCTCCAACAGTTGAAACTATTGTTGATTGGTGTGGTACTGCAGATGCAGTAGTCGCTGGTTACAATAAGACTAAGATTATCAATCCAAAACTTATGTACAAAGAAGGCACTACTGAATTCTCCGACTTCTATAAATCTATCATCAATAACTTAGAAATGCAATTAGCTCAAGCTAAACAAGATGGTAAGAACCTAAATGATATTGGTAACTTACGTCGTCGTATCCATAGCATGAAAGCTAATATGGTTGACTTATATATTGGTGGATCTACTCCAGAAGAACGTGACAATCGTTTCGATGCTGCGGAAGATGCTGTATTGAACTGTATGTCTGCCGCTGAATTTGGTTATGGTTGGGGTGCTAATATCCAAGCATTCAATGTATTCCATAGACTTTATAGAAATCCTAATAGTGGTATCATTAGTGTAGTATACAATGCATACTTAGATTTACTTGCAAAACTTTATGGTTCTTCATTAGGTGAAGTTCCTTCCTCATATACTGAAGCGTCTGATGAAGTTAAGGATATGATTAAAACTACTATCGAAACTAAAACACCTATTAACTTACGTACAGGTAAAGCCGATGGTCTAGTATTATCCTCTATTAAATCAGACATCACTGTGTTAGACATTGTTGCCAATGTGGTTGGTATGCTCGTCACAACCAAGCAATTCCTTTGCCAATCACCAGCACACAATATCTATATAGATTAATTGTCCAGAGCAAGCTTACTAGGGTAGGGATTGATTCCCTATCCTGGTAAGAACCTCATTAAGGAGAGTTTGGATGGCAAAACTAGAACTGACTCTAGATGAATATGGTAAATCTCCTGCGGGTAAAGGTAATGTAACTGGCTCGCAATATCTTGCTCAAGCTTATAAGAATAAGTTTGATAAAGTCATGTTAAGAGTTAATGGTAAGATTGACCATAACTTCTATACTGACGGAACTTCATATTTCATTCTACTTAGAGTACCATCTGAGATAGTACCTAACTTTACATATGAAGTTGTATTTAAATTCTCCCCTAAGAATATGACCGATGATCATTCAAGTTCTCTTAAGGGATATACAGTTCAATTCTTCTCTAATGATCCAGCATTTACATTTACATTTGCTTATGTATATAATCAACATGGTATCTTAGTAGAAGAACTTTTAGAAAAAGTGCCCTCTGAGGTGCTTAAAACTAAGCCTAAAGAACGGAACCCCTATGGTATAGTGAATTTCGCTAAAATCCTATACTTCGGGTTCCTATACATACGTCAACATGGCTTCCTAGAGAAGCATTATTATGAAGATTCTAATTTAGCTATTAGAAATGCTAAAGATTTCTTCAAATTAGTAATAGACTCTAACACTAAAGCACAACTCCGTTATGAAGCAGAGCAAGATGCTAAGGCTAGAGATCCATTATGGAAACATCGATTAGAAAAACGTGGGGTTAAATCTGGCGGTAACGCCAATAAAGTTGTTAAGAATATTAAGAAGGCTAGAACAGTGAACACAACAACTGCATCAACAATGAGTGCTGGTATTAAGAAGCAATCTAACATTAAGACTACTCGAACCACAAAACGGAGATAGACTTATATATTATATAGGTGAATACAGATCGTTTTATGTATTGAGGAGGAAGTTAGATGCAACTAACAGAAGCATTAACAAGTAGAACGGTTCGACGTAATATCGAAGAATCAGGGGAAATCTACGATCGTGAGTACTCTATACGTACTCCAGAAGTAAGAACGTTCTCTACGTCTATTAGACCAGAGGATGTTATTCCACCAATCGATGATTGGTATCCAACAACAGAGGAAGACAAAGTATTAAAAACTATTAGAGGTAAGCAAATCATTGCTCCTCTATCTCAAATGCTTACAGATAATCAAGAAGATAGTCTTATCTTTAACTCATTTGTATTGAGTATTAAGAAATGCTATTCTTCTGAAGAGCGTGTAGATCACTTTACACACTATTTGAATTATTTTGAGAAATTCTATGATCCTGAACATGAATTGATTGCAATCTATGCAAGAATCAAGTTCTTGATCGATACAGATGAGCATGATGTTTATGACTTAAATGCATTCATGGCTGATATCAAACGTGATATCTTATTTAGCTCATTTGCACGTAAAGTCAAAGCATTGAATGAAGATAACTTTATCATCCATATTAAACGTAATAAGAAAGATGGTAACGTTCTTCAGTATTCTAATAAGCATCTTCAAGCATTAATGGAAGTAAGTATGTTTCAACTGATCTTAATTCCATTATTGATCCACTATGCTTATATCAAGAAGATACAAAATATAGACGAGTATCTAATGAAGTTCTATGATATACTTATTGTAGATATGCATCCAGATATGGATCTATATACTAAGTTATCTGAAACAACAAATAGCCGTATCATTCAAGATATGAATAAGAATATTGGTGCATGGGATAGACAATTCATTCGTTCCCGTAACAAGTTCTCTCATAGCTTTGATACGATCATTAGTATTATCATTCAAGTTATTCCGAAAGCTGTCTATAATGGTACATTGCTGAATCTAATCTATGTATCTATTAAAAACAATATTCGCAATAAGGTAGTTAATGCTAAATATGAATTCGCATTCAATCAATTATCATCTGATCGTAATGAAGGTGATGATGATGACAATTCAGAATTCGATAAATTTGAAAGCCATCTCTCTAAGAAGAATGAAGCCTTATTGATTCATAATCAAGTAAACTTCAGAAACACTATGAAGCAGATTGAAGAACGATTTGGTCCATTCACTAAAGAAGAGATTGATTATTATAAAATAGAGTTATCCAAAGGACGTAAGTCTCCGATAGTACCACATCAGAAGATGCTAGTATGCTATCTATTCTATAAGTGGTTTGGAGATCCATCCTCTTTGGGTTCTATTGACTTAACTAACTATATCAAACTTATCATTGCAGCTAAACGTATACTAGCATCTAATGGCTTATATACAATGGAAGCAATCTTATCTGGTAAGTTTGTTAAAGTAATCAAACGGGTTAATATGAATAAGAAGGAGCTAATGAAGATTACTTCTTCTAATACATATGAATCTGTAGCAAGTATCTATCGTAATGAGAAGATTACTAACCTTCTTATTTCTATGCTTGCTACTATAGTATCCTCTAAGTTCCAAATCATTGATTTTGATAACAAAGAGAATACAGGTAAGGTATTTATACCACAACAAGAGTTACTCAATGAGGAATTCTTGATCTATGCAAGTTTAATCAACAATGGTTAATAATTAGGGTAAGAGAGCTTAGACTCTCTTACCCATTGTATTTTATTCAGGAGGATTGAATATGATTGTTAATTTTACACTAAAATCTGATTTACCAAGAGAGTATTATGAGCCTACACTATATAAATTTTCCGATTTCCTATTCGGTGATATATCTATCAGTGGCATTATGAATAATAACTCTCTATGTATTATTTCCGCTATATTCAAAGATGGATATAGATATACTTTAAACTTATCATTCCGTAATGGTAAGCTTAGGAAAGTATATTTTAACGTAACTAGATTAGACTCTGGTTATGTATTGAATCTCATGGCTATAGAAGAGAATATAGCTAATATATTAGAATATATTCATACTACATATATTCTAGCTAAAAACTTAGACCTACCCAAGGAGGAATCTGATAATGATTAGCTTAGACGGTATGCCAGATAATTTTTATAATATTATATTTGGAGATGTAACTATAGAGGAATTCTTACCAACTATAGTTGTAGAATGTAAGTATAATGAAACTGGTATAAATGTAACTGGAAGATTAATAGTTAATAAAGAAATGGCTAGTATTGTCTTAGCTAATATAGAGATTAATGAATATGATACCACTGATCCAGAGTATCCTGTTGAAAGTTCATATCATTCAGCTAGAACTGAATATATACGTATAAATAGAGTACTAGATGTATTCAGAGAAGGTAATAAGCTATATGGTTATAATAAGAAGATTAAGATAATCAATATGGAGGAGAAGTAATAGTGTATACTGATTATATAGATGAATTAGTTAACGATGGACTTCTATTCGGTTCAGTAGACATACAAGAATATGAATATGGATGTCGTATAGTATGTGGAGATAAACTTAATGATACTATATTAGAGATAGCTGAATATAGAATAAGTACAGATGGCACAATACATACAATGGAATTTGCTATGTATGTTAAGACTGAATATATCGATGATGATGAGACTGATACTATATTCCGTATAGATTCAGTAGATCATACTATCCATGAGGTATTAGAGTATATTAAAAACAGAGAAGGTAGATAATGACACACGAAGAAGTACTACAGTATATGATAGACGATGTATGTATTCTATTTGGTAATATAAGCGTATCTACTATGAGAGATAATGGCTGGGTTAAATGTATATACACTGAAGAAAATAATATTAATAATAAAGCTGAGATCAGTTACAAGCTAACTGATAACGGTGTTGACTTTAAAGGAATTTTCTTTAGTAAAACAAAACCATCTGATGTCTCAGAAGATGGTGAAGAATCCATTCTAATATATCAATCTACTGATGAAAGATATATGTATGAGTTGATTCTCTATCTTAGGGGATTACATCAAGCTTTTGGTGTAAATGCTATTAATGACAAGGAGTTTAGTTATGAAGATTAACTTTAATGAACTAACAGAATCTGTACACAATCTATTATTTGGTACGATTACAATGACCACTATGCAAGACTCTACTGCTACTATAGAATGTATCCATAGTGATGACTACTATTCCGCTAAAGGTAGATTTATAGTTAAAGATGATACTATAACATTTGCATTCATCAATATTAAAGATTATGATCCAAATGATAAGATCTTTCCCATTAAGGAAGTTACTAAGCTAGCTAGAAAAGATCCTGAATCAATCGCTGAAGTATTAGCATTATTTGAAGAATGTCAGTTAAACTTTGGATATGATCCGACAATTAAATTTAGAGAGGCTTCCAATGGAAAATAATATATCCGCATCAGTAGTCAATACGTATAAGCAATACCTATTTGGTAAAGTTGCAGTCATAATATCTAAAGGCACTTTATATATTGAATGCGATCAAACTAAAGATGATATTACTTATGAATCTAGTATGCTATTCGATATATCTAAAGAAAAGGCAATATTAAAGGAGTTATCATTAGAAATCCATGACTATAGATTAGATAATGACATTCTATTTATAATGGAATCTAATATTGATACATATCTCCATGACACTCTAATGACTATTCTAGATGTAGTTCTAACTAAGGGTCTTAAACCTGAAGGGATAGTATACTCTAAATATAAATAATATACTAGTAGGCAACAAAAGAATAATACTTATTCATTAATATATGATTGGGGAGTTTTACTATGATACTACAAGGTTATTATACACTTATCACTAGTAAACTAAGGAAAGATAAAACCTCTTTCCGTTCTGAGTTTACTGGATGGAAATACTATGTCAATAGAGACAATTTTTATGTAGCAGATATTGGTGAAGTATCTTTTGTTATTGATGAGACTGATAATATTATGATCAAAGATCGTACAGGATATATCAATGTCAATAACTTTGATATTAGAGCCAAAGCTGCATTTACTGATATGATTGAATTCATGGATAGTAAATACTATCAATCGCCAGTAGGAGTTTAACTCCTACTGGATATTATTTTATTTGGAGGAAATTAAAATGAAATCAAAAGTTATTCAAGAATTTAAAGCAGAAATCAATGGTATTGAGTTTACTAATCAAGATCTCTATTGGGAAATAGATTATATTATAGGTGAAATTGAAAACACTTTAGATATAGAGCTTCCTACTGAGTTTATTAAAGACTTTGCCGATGCGTATGCTGAATTATACAATAGTGTAGATACAGAATATCTTTATGACTTCAAATCTGAAATGATTAGTTCTTGGGATATGGATATTAAAGATATCAAAGAACTACGATTCAATCTTGCATATGGGTATAAAACTGATAAGCTTGATGAAGTTAATGAGAAGATTGCTGATTGGGATAATACTTACGGTAAGAAATAATCTAATAGCCGCTAGGAGTTAAACTCCTAGTGGCATTTTGTATCCTAATTTTTTTATATTCGTATATTATAAGGGTGATATGATATATTTATAATGTATTAAGAGTTCAGAAGGAGGTAATATATCATGACAAAACTTATGGAAGCTTTAGCGGCTTTAAACTTATCTGGAGCATTAACAAAAATCACTCGTTTAGAGAACGGGTATGAACTTAAATCCGAATATGGATATAGTGATGGATATTTCCAATACGATGTATTTTATTATGACTGGATGACTGCTGAAGTAGATATGGATGGAAACATCTTATCTGCAGTATGTAAATCCGGGTCTGATTTCTGGAATGGTGGAGGTGAAATGAGCGAAGAGCAAGTAGTATCCTTCGGAGACCAAGAATGGAAATTACCTAATGAAGCTAAGGAGGTAATATTAGCAAACGAAACTAAAATTTTAGAATTAAAAGTAGGTGAAGTATTAGAAATAGACAGTAGTGGTAGAACAGAATATATTCCGCCTACAGGTAGAATTGGTTTACAAAAATAGGAGGTAATATGTAATGAAAATAACACAGTATATTGAAGGATATGATCCAGTGATGTTAAAGAATATACTATTCTGCTTTAAGCATGAAATCTTCATGAAATCATTTCCTTATGATGATACTAAAGTAAGCAGTCTAAGAAGTGATGCTAGACGCGTTCTAAAGTGGGAGGAAATGTACGATAAACCATTCGAAGATATTACATTAGCTGATACCTTTAAGTATGAAAAAATTAAATACACCTCATTCTGTCGGAATATTTTTATTAGATACTTCAATATAAAGCTTATTGAAGAGATAATTGAAACATCAACTTATCATGTATCAGATATAATACGTAAGTATGGTTGTAGTGTAACAAAAGCAAGATCATTAACATTCTTCAAGTATGATGATTCAAAGTATACTAAGAGATATGCCAATGAAGAAAGTCAAATATATATTGCAATGAATAGATTAGATAAGAATCCAAAAAGATCATTGGATTTTAATCTAAAGTGCATTAAACTCATTGGAGAATCTGATACCCCACTTGATGATATTAAGAATCTATACCGTGAAAATGGTCTTAGAATTGGAGATTATACTATCAATAAGATAAAGACTGCAATAAAGCCTAAGAGATTCTATAAATCTTATATAACTCAAGTTAATAGAATGATTGATGATGGTAAAATAAAGTATAAAGGAAATTTATATGCTTATGATCCAGCATGTAGAAATATTATGTTTTTATATTATCTACTTAGATTGGCAGTTAAGAATGATATCCCTGGAAGAAGATGGGATAGGAAATTAGGAGTAGTGAAAACTGATGAATAAGGAATACAGATTTGATCATATACCAGAAGTAGTGTTACGTAATGTTAAGTTTATTCGTGAGAATAATATTGATATTGGAACTGGAGACGATGTACTGGATTGCATGATGGAAATAAATCCAGTGCTAAGACAAAGAATTTACGATGACTATGATTTAGCTAAAGATGTAGCTGAACGTAGATTCCGTAGTACTATTGAAGAATTAGATTTAGCTACTGTTCTTCAGAAAGTTACTACCAGACCATATATTGCTATCTTAAACAATATCTTCTTTAGATACTTCAATAGTAAACTAATAGATGATATGTTTAAACTAGGTGAGTCTACAAAAGTATTAGACTTAGCTATTGAGTATGAATGTGAATACTATACTATAAATAGTGCTAAGACTAACATTCGTAGATATATGCAACAAGCATATTTTGATAAGTATGCAGCTGACTCTAATATTATCAGTAGTCATAGAGTATTGAATGATCCACAAGTGAATGCAGTAAAATCTGCAGAATTCACCTACGATCTATTCACTGCAGCAAGAAGCGAAAAATTCAATCCTGAGATGGTAAGAGATATCTTCTTAAAGTATGGGTTGAAAACTAATTCTTCTAGAAATCTATATACTAGAATGAATAACAATTTAAGTTTGTATTACTATATGGAAGACTACTTAACAGAATACATGCTTAAAGGTAGTTTCACATATGGATCTCAAGTTTATAGCACTATTAAAGAATTTAAGTGCTTACCACTTATGAATGTATTGACTCAATTAACTAGACCTAATCCGTCTGGTTATGTTTTAGACTCCAATTTAGAATTGGTGAAAGGATAAGATAATTATGATTACAATTGAATTAGTAAATAAAGTTAAAGAAGCATTTGCAAAATACAATTCCGATTTAGAGCTCACATATCGAGACTTTAAAGAAAGATTGTCTGCTAAAGAAGTCTATGATATTTGCATTGGCAAAGCAGAAGTAAGCGATGAGCTTCCTAAAGAAGATTTAGTAGGTAATAGACTAAATCCATTCTTATATAGAAAGGATGATGAGCTATCTGAACGATTGACATTTGTTAAACGTAATGATGAATTTACTATCAAGTCTGGTGTAGATAATCCAGTTACTGAAGAGGTAGTTGAAAAGAAACCAGAACCTGTAAATATGATAGATACAGTAAAAGAATCATCTAGCCTAAACTATGAATCTGTAGGGTTTGCTATTGGTTTCAAAAATGCATCAGCTGAAGAATTATTAGAAATGGCTAATGGGAATGCATTAAGACTAATCCCTGCATTACAATGGCTCTATGCTCAAACTAATGAAGATGGATTACGAAATCGTATTAAAGAATTAACATTGGGTGTACTTTTCAAATAATAGCTTAACAACGTAGTAATCATGGAGGTGTATACTATGAAGAATGTACTTAATTTGGCTACTAAATTATTAACTGAAACTGATGCAGATGTTATTAAATACGTATCCCCTATCTTAGTTGTAGGTGGATTAATTGCATATGCTATTAAGAAAGATAAAGTTAAAGATCTAACTGAATTAGCAGTAGATTCCAGAGGACTTGTCGAATCTACACAGAGTGGTATTATTGATACAGCAATCGATGCCCTCAAAAAATCTTCTAAGAAGAAGAAAGAAGTAGAAAAGTAATGGATGTAGGCAGCAAACTAAAAACACTAATTCCCAATAGCCAGTTTGCTGCTGGTAAGAAGGAGTTAGTGCTACGTTGCCCTTACTGTGGGCATACATCTTCCGCTGGGAAGAAACACATGTATATAGGCTTATCGAAAGATAAGCCTTATATGTTTAACTGCTTTAAATGTGAAGCAGGTGGATTAGTAAATAGAGTCTTCTTAGATCTATTGAATATACATGATCAAGAGCTAATCCAATATATTGAATTGCATAATAAGTCTATGCGTAAAGCTAGAGGCAATCATTATTCTGCAAATCATATAAAACAACCTCAAGTAGCATATGATGCTTTTGAAGTAAACTATGATGTATATCCCGATAAGGTTAAATACATCAATGGTCGTCTAGGTAGCAATCTGTCAGTATCAGAAATGATGAATATGAAGATTATCTTCGATTTTTCTTTTTTTAAACGACAGATTATGAGCTATCTGGGAGCTACAGAATCTGATTTTCAACGAATTCAGAGGGACTATGTAGGGTTCCTCTCGGTTAATAATACATCGCTGTCTATGCGTTGTATTAGAGAAGTAGATAGTAAATACAGATATCTAATCTGTAAGTTAGATGATAGAGATATTTATAACAAAGCTTTCTGTATACCATCGGTTATACCATATACTTCCCAAAGAATACCAGTACATATATCAGAAGGACAATTTGATATCCTATCGATATATACTAATATCACTAAGAGATCTACTGGTATATACTTTGCTGCTGCAGGTAATAAGTATTCAGCTATCTTAAGATATATCTTATCTAGGGGTATAATGAATATGGATATCCATCTATATTTTGATAATGACTCTGCTGGTGATATAGCTAAAAGACAAATTGAATACTTTATAAAGAATAATATCATCTTCTTTAGAGGATGCCAAGTATTCACTCATGTGAATAAAAAAGATAAAGACTTTGGTGTTCCATTAGAGAAGATAGATGACTATTGTATCAAAATATTATAGTGGTATGGGCGTAGAAGTCCATACCGCTTTATTTTTTTGTCTTAAACATCACATTAATAAAGGAGGTCAGCTATGGGTAAATTCCTAGATACAACATATACCGCAACGATAAACTCCATTCTAGACTCAGAAGTCAAACGACTGGATAATACGTTTTATACTTTTACAGATAAAGCTCCAACAACTTGTACTTACTACAATCTAAATACTAGTCATAGTACACTAGATGAGGCTTCAAATCTTGCATATAGCTATACTGATGGAGATTCTCCATTAAGATACAATAGAATTAGAGATACTGTACTATATGGTATCGATAGAATCCAAGTACAATTAGAAGCTGGTGACTTTGGTATAGAATCCGATAGCATCGAAGGTGATGCATATATTATTCCAAATGCATTTAAGCCATATCCACAAGATTACTTTATAATCAATCATACTAATGAAGAGTATCTCTTCAAAGTAACTAATGTATCATTAGATACACTACCTACAGGGGCTAATATGTATAAGATCTCTTATAAGTTAAGCTCCCATGATGGTGATAATACTGATATTGATGCTTTAGTGGTAGAATCCTATACGATGGATACTACTAATATTGGTACTAACTTATCTTTGGTCATTAAAGATGATGACTATTCATATATAGCTAAGCTAGAGCAGATCTGTACTGATATGATGACTTACTATAGAAGCCTATTCTATAGTGATAAAGTACAGACTTTTATTTTTTCTTATGATGATCATAACTTCTACGATAGCTATATGGTAGAGTTTATTAAACGTAATGATCTGATGAATACTAGCGAACTACCATTCTTACAAGTATCTCATCAATTAGCTACCAAGTCTACATTTGCATTAGACTACTCTAGATCTTTCTTCCATTCATTAGAAAGAAAAGATATTGGTACAATCTGTAATCCATCTTGCTATGGTATGAAGATTGAAGATAAGACTTCTATTATGTATTATAACTTAGAAGACTACTACTATATCTTCCATGAATATCGTATGGGTGATTACTGGCAAGTACCATCTATTGATGATGATACAGTTATGCGTATCAGAGACAATGAACGATATGAAACAGATGACTTATACTACTTCAAGAATATAGTTATCGATTACTTTAATAATAATACTGATAAGATGAATAGATATGAGGAATTCTTAATCAAACACCTAGAAGACTTCAACTATTCTATCCCTGCAAACGTGATATTTTACTACGTTCCTATGATTATATACATTCTACAGGACCAAATTAAAACTATATTAAAAAATGTATCACGTTAACATATCAGTAATCTTAATGGAGGTACTGAAATGAACAGTGAACTCGATCAATATTTCAAAGAGCAAATAGATGAGAAAGACTCATTCGATGTAATGGTCGATGAGAATGCTTTTCTTAACTCTTTGATCACTAAAAGAGATATCGTTGATGCCATTGAGAATGGTGATGACGATGATGAAATCATGGATGATGATGAGATAGCTTTATCTACATTATCCGATGAAGATTTAGATGAATTAGTGGGTGATGAAGAAGACTTCATTGATACCACTATAGATTAGTAATATTTTAAGGAGGATTTAGAATGGCTGAAGATAAAACTATCCATCAAGAGCTAGATGATGCAGCTGCTACTGTAGAAGATGTAGTTGCTGACTCCACAGCTAATGATAATGATATGGATAATACAATCGATAGCGTAGTTGATGCTATGGATGAAATCGAATTAGACGATGATGATGACAATAGTGACATCGATACAATCGCTGAGCTTGAAGATGAAGAAATCGATATCGAAGCTAACGATGAAGATGACGCTGCTGAATTAGAATTGCTTTCTGATATCGATAATAGTCATCAAACTGATAGCAAAGAATTAGCTGAAGAAATCGAAGATAATGTAGATTTGAAAGAAGCTTATGATCTTATCGATGATGAATTAATTGAATCTATTCAGGAGGCATATACTGATGACTACGAAGACTAAATTCGTTGACGTAACTTGCCGTCAACCAATCCGCTTACGCAACAAAATCGTTCGTGCAATCTATCATGAAAACTTGACTACTCAAGAAATCGCTGATTGTATCTCTCAACACGCTGTTGTTGAAGAAATTCTTCCTACAGGTGCTAAAGTTGTTTTAGACTTCACTAACTATGATAAATTTGAAGCTCCTAAAGCAGAAACTAAACCAGCTCCTAAGAAAGAAGTAAAAGAAGAAGCTAAGCCAGCTAAAGAAGAAAAACCTGAAGCTAAACCTGCTAAAGAAGAAGTAAAAGAAGAAACTAAGCCAGCTAAAGAAGAAAAACCTGTAGTGGCTCCAGTTAAAGAAGAAGAAGTTGTAGAAGACGCTGATCAAAAAGTTGAAGAAGCGAAAAAAGCAACTAAAGAAAAAAAATAAAAAAACAATTCTCCCATAGGGTCATTGGATCCTATGGGAGATAACTACCTATGCTTTTCTTTTTTTACCATAGATACGTACATGGATGTAGCTATGTAAATAGTGAGCATAGTTTCCTAGTAAGAATATGGACATTAGTTTTAAGAAGCTACCGAATAGTAATACAAACGTAGCAGTATTGATATTACCGGTATTCCATAAGACTACATTATATGCCCATCTTACCATAAACTGCGGATCAAATACAGATCCTAGAATAATAACCGACACTAGTAATAGTGTTAGATAGTAGACAACCAAGTTAGGTCTAAACTGTGTCTCTAATCTTTTCATTTCAGTTATTGTGAATAGCATATTGTACCTCCTGTGTGTAAAAACTATATCGCTATATCACGTTTATAATATATAATAGAGGTTTATTTTATGAGAATCTATTATCAAATGTCAACTAAGAATACTAGCTTCTTAAAGATGCATCAGTATTTGAAGGCTATTGGTATAAAGAATAATAAATTCATGCTTGCTTTGTTAGATCCTGATCTTGCAAGTATTGACCCACATGATCCTAACTTGAACTCCTATTATAAGGGGAAAGTGTTAGCTGAATGTATGGTTAACTTCTGGTACTTCGCTAGGGAAGTATGTAAAGTACCAGATCAAGGTGGTAGTGGTAAAGGTATTCCATTAGAGCTACATCGTGGCAATATGGCATTATTCTTCTGCTCCATCTATAATATGAATATCTTCTTGGAGTTACCTCGTCAGCATGGTAAAACATTATCAGCAGACGTTAGATATCTCCACTTATTTAACTTTGGTACATCTAACTCTACTATTGCATTTATGCATAAGGCATTAGATGGTTCTAAAGATAACTTACAAACTCTTAAGAACTTACGTGAGTGTTTACCTCCATATTTACGTATGGATCAAACATTCTCTAGAGATGGTAAGAATGCTAAAGTATCCGATACAGTATTGCGTCTTGAGCATGCTGTTAATAGAAATAAGATTATCACTGTAGCATCTGCTCGTAATAAGACAGCTGCACAGAATACATTACGTGGTAAATCTATTCCATTACTATGGGGTGACGAATGGGGATTTGCGCCATATAACGAAACAATCTATCTTAATACAGTTCCTGCATTCAAGAGAGCTGCTGATAATGCTAGAGCGAATGGTGCACCATATGGTATCTTATTCACTACAACTCCAGGCTTCTTAACAACCACTGAGGGTATCTTCGCATATCAAATGAAAGAAGATGCTGTACCATTCTCTGAAACTTGGTATGATAAATCATATCAACAGATTATGGATATAATGAACTCTAATACTAAATCTACTTTCGTATACATCAAGTTTAGCTATGCTCAACTTGGTAAGACTGAAGAATGGTTTAAAGAGATTTGTAAGACAATGAATAACCGTTGGGAAGACATCCGTCGTGAAGTACTTCTCGAATGGTCTCAAGGCTCTGACAACTCTCCATTTACTTTAGATGAATTAGAGACTGTATCTCGATTAACTAAAGATCCAGATTCTGTCATTGAAGTATTAGGTGGTAAATTCCAAGTTAATCTATATGGTAAGATTGACTATGGTCGGAATGGGTTACCAATAGATCCACCAATAATTGGTGTCGACGTTTCAGGTGGTTATAGACGAGATAGTTCTGCAATCACTATTATTGATAGTAAGACTACTAAAGTTATTGGTACTTTTAAATGTAACTATATTAGTCAGATTGAATTAGCTAAGATCATAGTTGAGCTAGTTCAAAAGTATATGGGTAACGCTGTAATCAATGTCGAACGAAATGGTGTAAGAACGCACTGCATAGGTAGAAATGCTTATGTATCAACAGGGTTAATTGCTTTGACACATGTGGAGAAAAGTTATCTCCCACGTTTAGCAGCGAAAGCTTCTAATATACATTAGAAGACACGTTCAACGATCATCTCCTGACGGGAGAGTAGAACCGCAAGCGATTGGCGGAGGAAAAATTCTGGCCTCAGCAAGTAATGTTGGAGGATGACAAATGATCTAGTCACGTCCTGTAATGGGAGTGGATGCGAAAAAACGCACGAGTATAGGTAGCGACTATATTTAAATACTGACGGGTTCGGGGCATCGGTTATAGCATTATTACGTAAAGCTGGACTTACTAAGAACTTATACTTTGAGCACAAAGAAAAGATCATCGAAGAGAAATTCGAAGGTCCTGGTGCTATTAAGAAAACTAAAGCGTTAGTTAAAGTATATGGTCTAGACTCTACTAAGAACGTACGTGAACTCTTGATGGAAATCTTAAGAGAGCGTATGGATAATCATAAGGATAAGTTTGTTACTAGACAGTTGTATGATGAGTTCATTGGTCTAGAAGTCAAACGTAATGGTAAGATTGAGCACTCTGCTAATACTCATGATGATTTGACATTCTCTTATCTCATGGCATTGTATGTATGGTATGAAGGTAAAGATCTTAAAGAAATCTTTGGTATTACTAAACAAGTACTCAAGACTGATGATAACGTAGATGATATTATCTTTGACGTTGGTGTAGAGACAGTAGAAATCTATGATGAGATTCATCAGATACAAGTTGAGATGAATAAAGATGACCCTGGTGATATTACTCCAATGGAGAAATTCAAAGCCATGGTCAAAGCCCAAGGGATTACCTATCAAGAATGGGAGAAAGCTGAGAGAGCTAAAGAAGATGCAGCTCTAAAAGAAGCGTTTAGAAATCCTGAGTTCTTGAAAGCTTATGCATATAAGTATAATATGTCTAAAGAAGCAGTGGATCAAATCCGTAATGAAGTAGCTAATGAGCTAGATCCATCTGCATTTACTTCTATCTATAGTTTAGATGATCCAAATGTCAATACACATCTCTCTGGTAACCTTTCTAAGTTCTATGATAAAG